ATAAGCATCTTGCTCTAGTTCAATCTTGTAATAACTAGGTGACATTGGAAAGTGGTATTTCTAGTTTAAATCGTCAATACTCTAACTCTAGTTTTCCTCTGGTCATTAATCCATTACATAGCCAAACTAATGCATCAACACAATCGTCATGAGAACTAACACCGAAATTTACAATCTCATCTGTTAACGCAGAAAACTTTCGATACTTATTAAAAACAATTTTCCTCTGCTCAAATAAACCCATAATTCCCCTAAAACGTGCAACTTTGTCTCCTCGGAATCCTTTAACAGCATGCCAAAGAACGTTATACAATCCATGGTCTCCTAGACATATTCTTTTAAAGTCAGCTTCTAAAGAAGCCTGATATGCAACGGCTTCTGACCAAACGTGAATAGAACTACCTGTAGGAAAATAATTATCTCCATCTTTATGAACAACACCCCATTCTTCCATCATTTCCATTAACGCTTCTAACTTCTCTAGGTTTCCCATAATCCTTATTCTTTTACAGTCAATAATATGAATTTTGTTACCAATTCTTCCACCCATCACAAACACAGTAAAATCATTCTGCTCTCTTACACCAGCTGAAAGATCAACTCCAATACCCATCTCATCAAATTGAGTTGCAATACCACCTTTAACAATCAAATCTGGAGAAAGAGATAACTCACTAGTTTGTACTATTTGATTCTGATACTGGAAACTAAAAGCAACTGGAGCTTGACGTCTTCTATCTCGTAGATAATCCAATGACCACATATCTGGCCAATACGAAATCTCTTCACCATCCTTATCAACAGTGATTGCAGATTGAACTATCTGAACCCAATCATTTGCTGGGGTAAAAGTACTGTTATGAATATCATCATGGCGAAAACGTGTACCTAGACAAATAGCTCTACCACCTTCAAACATGGTTGGAACTATGACAGAGTTCCAGTTATCCTGCATAGCTTGGCGAATATCTCTATTCTTAATGTCATCAGCACTTTTGATAGCGTCATCAATAATACAAAGATGAGAACGTTTAGATGTCACAGCACCTTTTAATCCTGCACAACAAACAGTAAATTCTTCTTCACCAGTTGATTTAATTCCTGCAAATTTCCAATCAATACTCCAATACTCATTAGAGTTAATACCTTTCGCTATCTTTACTTTTGGAAAGATTTCACGATATGTTTTACTTTCTTCAATAATTCTTTTGATAGCTGCACTCTTAGGTCTAGCAACATCAACTGTATAAGAAATATATAAAACTTTTAAAGGTAATTTTTTAAGGGCATGTATACCGACAGTCCAAGCTGTATATAAACCAAGAATTGTTGATTTAGCACTTCCTCTAGGTGCCAAAATATCAATATTGGGTCCACCAATACCAACTAAACATTCACTATCTTTTCCAGTACAAAGATAACGGTGCCATTCTCTATGGTGAGCTGCAGGAGGTTTATCACCTACAACATCACAAAAATATGCAAAATCTTCTCTTGCACGTTCAACATCAACATTTGATGTTTTTTTAACAACTTGTTGTTTAGCAGCAGCTCTCGCAGTTCTGCGATAAACGCTGTAAATACTTGTACCTGCCATGCACGTAGCATAGCTTAAGAATCTTTAACTTTCTTCTTGTAATATTTTTGTCCAAACTCCCATTGATGCTTCTTGTAATGGACCTTCAATTGGATCATCACGGAAAATAGTTAGCATTTCACGCAAAGCTCTGTCTGCACCAGCAAGAATCAATCCTTGTTTATCCATTAATACCTTCTCATCTCCTATTTGTTTTATAGAACCTCTTAACTCTTTTTGAAGCATTGCAATCCTTGCAGTACCCATATCTTGTTTAACCATACCCATATCAATTGCTTGACGTAACTTTGCAATATCTTCTTGCATATTATCTATTTCTTGTTCTAATAAAATATTAAAATTACGCTTGTTAAATTTCTTCTGAGACCATTCATCACACTCAACAATTGTTCCCTTAAAACCAAGGAAACGTGAGTATAAATAAATTTGAATTGGGGAAGCTGTTCTTTTACAGAAAGCTAGAAATGATTGTTTATCTTTGTCTGTTAAGGAGCTAACCCATTTGTTCATGCTTTGTAAGCCGTTTGTGCTTGGCCGTAATCTCTTGCTTCTTTATAGCGACGGAACATCTCTCTTTGCAAGTCTGTTTCTCTGACTTCCTGACCTTCTACACGTTTTGTTGCACGAGTCTGTGATCCTGTCTCAGCAATACCTGCTCTTTGTTCCTGCCCCGCAACTCTTGCAGATGCCCTTTGTTGAGTACCAGTTTCAGCCATTCCTGCTCTCTGCTCTTGCCCAGCAACTCTTGCAGATGCACGTTGTTGTGTTCCTTGTTCTGCAAAACCTGCACGTTGTTCTTGTCCAGCTACTCTTGCACTTGCTCTCTGCTGTGCTCCTGTTTCAGCCATTCCAGCACGTTGTTCTTGACCAGCAACCCTAGCTGACGCCCTGCCTTGAGCACCCTGTTCTGCAAAACCTGCTCTCTGTTCTTGACCAGCAACTCTTGCACTTAAACGTTGTTGTTCCCCACCAACCATTTGACCTAACCTACTCTGCGTTCCTTCAGATTGACCTTTTCTTATGTCTTGCGTGGTATAGAACTCTCTTTGGATACGATCTAATTCAGCAGCAGTCTCTAAATTTAATTGTTGTTGAGTATTTTGTATATCCATTAATGCAATTTGAGATTGCAAAGAAGGATCATTTAACTTTGTAATATTTGGAGTACTTGGATCATCATCATCTCCACCAGTAGCCTGATTCTGAACACTAGTTAAATAATCTTTGGCAAATTGTGAACCTACCTGTTTTACGTCTTCAGACATAACTACTACTTATTTTGTATCTATTCTACTGAACGTGAATGGTTAACCAGCTACGTTGCGTATACCAGAATGACGACCTAGACCCATAGCTGTTGCTGTTGCTATATCTTTTTGTGCTTTAGCCCTACCTTCCAAAGCACCAATATAATCCTTTCTCGCAGATTGCATTCTTTCTTGCACGTCAGCAGGATCTAAATATCTTTTTTGCAACGTTCTCTTTAAGACGGCATCATTATAAACCTTTTCTAAGTCAGGATAGATATTTATCCATCTTCTAAGTGCTTCCTGTTCCTTTCTTATTGTTCTTTCATCACTGTACTCATCAAATACACTCATACCTTTAATTATCTCTAAAGCCTCGTCTCTAGTAGGTACAGCTTTACCCGATTGAAGATCATTTAATCTCTGTGTTTTCTTCAATCTATTTTCTTTCTCTTGATCCCATACTTTTCCGTATCCCGATCCACCCCTTATACCTGCTTTATGCTCATAGTCACTACCATGCCAATCTCCTCTCTTATCAAAATCAAACGTACCTAAAGTCAAAGCATCAGCAAGACCACCTATAAATCGCGAAAAAGGATTATCAGTAACTTGGTCACTAACAAGTACATCAACAACATTTTGACCACGACCACGAGTTTCTAATTGAGTACCTTCAGGAAGCGGAGCTGGCTCTACTTCAACTGTGGTGTAAAGAAGAGGGTTGTTTAATTCAACATCCCGTTGACCAGTACCTAAATCCGTACCTGAAGACTTAACTTTTGCAAGTGTGAGTAAATCTTCAGCAGAGACATCTTTTAATAAATCTTCTATTATGGTTGCCATAATCAGCTATAAGAATACTGGTTAACTAAAGCTTGACCAGCTTGATTTGCACCTGTAAGACCCATACTTAAACCAGCAGCTTGTGCAGCTTGAAGCATATTAGCGTTAGTAAGAATGTTCTGTCTGATACCAGCAGCAGCCATGTTTCTCGCAAAGTCATCTTTCTTAGCTTGCTCACTAAACTTACGAACTGTAGGTAAGTAAGCATTTAATGCATCAGCCATCGTCTCTGCATTCTTAAGTGTTGTAAGTCTTTGAGCACCTGCAGGACCACCTGGTGTTACTACATCAAGAGCAGAACCCATATAAGGATTAACACCGCCAAACTGACCCATCCCTGGAGGAACAGGATTACCTATAATTGGCTCACCTGAAACAGCGTTATATCCTATTATTCCTGCAGCATTATTAAGCATTCCTCCACCTAACTGTTGACCACCACCTAAAAGACCACGACTTATTTGACCTTGAGGAGTTCCTTGACCAGCCATCAGGAAGTTAGCACCTTGACCGACAAGAGGTATACCGACAGCAGGTAACAAGTTAGCAATCGATTGGGGAACACCCATTCCAGCTAGACGTTTTATACCACCTGTTACTGCTCCGCCAGGAATCATTGATAGTAAACCACCTGTCTGCAAACCTGACAAAGCTCCTGGTACAATTCCTCCTAAACCTTGATCCATGAAACCACGGACTGCACCAACACCACTAGAGACTCTTAATGGATTCTTCGCTATAAATTGGGAAGCAGGTTGAAGGAACTTTAATGCACCTGCAATTCTCGGTACCATCCCTACGCCTGTAGCTACAGCTTGAGCAACCATCTAATCCTCTTCTTAAATTCTTATATATTGATTATTTTAAATCGACTACTACTTAGAAGATTCAGCTAATAACTCTTCTCTCGCCATGCGGATATAATTCATTAAAACATTTCCATCCAACATCAATATTCCATCAACTTCCTTTACTGCTTCAGGTATCACTTTTTGTACTTGTTGAGCAGAAAAACCAGCACGTAAAGGTTGGGTAGGATCTAACTCCTCTTTATATCGGAACTGGATTGGCTCCAGTTGTTTTAACTTCTCAAGAGCACTCACGGATACCTTTCACGAAGAACGCCATTTGTGCTAACTCGTCGTTAATTTCTGTGCTTTCTAATGGTGCAATGTCTACTTTTAATCGCTCATCACAGAAGATATTATCAAGAAAATCTTTAACAGGATTAACAACACTACCAATTATGTCCGATCCTTTCTTCATAACTCCACCAGCAAATCTACCAACATCTTTAAATGCTTCTGTAGCACCTCCTGGGTAGAACTGGTTAACAGCTCCTAGTACTGGGTTGATGCCATACAAAGCTTTATTCATAAGTTGTTTACCAAGACCCTGAGCAGCCATCTTTGCATAATCATTAAAACCAAGATTTTGCATTCCTGGGTTCATGGAGGCGATATTAGCTAGGCTTTGCGCTCCCTGTACTGCAGGTAACACCATTGAGCCAGGTCCTCCTCCTCCGTAAAATCCTCCTCCTCCATATATTCCAACTCTGTCCGAAATTTGTTTATACCAAGGATCACGAGATTTATCAGTAGGTAAACCAGCTGCAGCTTTTTGTGCATCAAGATATTGGCTCTGTTCATCAGTACCAGAACCTTTGGAATTGTAATAGTCACCTACAAACTTTAAACTATTCTTTAACAAATCTGAACCAAAATCACCACCAGACCCTGATAATACATCTTTATTAGCGTAAATATCTGACCAATCAATACCTCCTGTTGTTTCTGGATCATATTTAAAAAAATTATCATCTACCGTCCATGAAGGTGCTTCATATGTACCCACGTCATATACAGGGTCCATGGTAAATGCATCTTTAACACTGAATGACATATCGAATACGCTTTTTTATTTATTATAATTTCTATGCACGTAGGCCAGTTCCAAAGATAGAACGACCAACAGATGCTAAATCTTGATCAATTCCTGGAATACTTCCAGGGACCCCTCCTGCTCCCCCATAGCCTTGAACACCTGGTGTTTGTGCTTGTTGCCTCATGGCTTGTAACTGCAATGCATGTTGGAATTTCATTTGAGCAGTTTGTTGCTGATAATAAGCAGATGCTTGTGCAGCATCAATATTTGAATTACCAGTAGCTCCGAAATATGGATTACCTTGAATAGCTAAAGCATAATCAGAACGTGGCTTTGAACCACCAAATAATTGACCAAAACCCCAACCAGCAAGACCCAAAGCAGCTCCTGTTCCTGCAATACTTGCAAGGTTACCAACAGTTTCAGGACCTAAACCAGTGGCTCCATAGATAGAAGCACCAGTAGGACTCATTACCTCTGCTTCATAACCACCAGCAGTAGGTTGTTGTCTAGATTCAGCTCGTGGAACTCCTCTAAAATATGTTTCTGTTAATTCTGCAGGATTATTATCGGGAACTCTACCAGGAGAACTAGGTAAATAATTTGCATCCTTGTACTTAGTTACGTCAGTTGCAGGTGCTTTAGACATTAGC